TCAGATTGCGGAGGGGTCGACCGTCGGTACGCTGAGGTCGTAGATGTCGAGCATGGACTCGTCGCGGTGGCCGCTGGCTTCCTGCTTGTCGGCGCGCGTGCCTGGTGTGTCGGTGATGCCGCGGCGTTTCAGGTCGTGCAGGCCGAAGCGCTGCTCGGGCAGGATGACGCCCGCCTCGATCGACCTGGTGATGAACCGTTGCCAGGCCGTGTCCAGACCCGACTTGCCCAGCGCGCCGCCGTGCTCGGCGGTGATGATGAAGCGCTGCTCGGGGTGGATCGGTATGGCTGTTCCGCGCGCCTGCCAAATCTCGCTCCGGCGCTTCTTGGCGGCTTCCCAGGCGGCGCGTAGGCGTGGCGTCCAGCGCACGATGTTGTCGCGGCTGCCCTTCCGACGATTGGTCAGCACGCCGGCCGGCGTCTCGTTGGCGTCGGTCAGGGTGACAACCTCGATGCCGCGCAGTCGGCAGAGATAGGCGATTTCCATCACGTAGCTGAGGTGGCGAGGGACGGCGCCGGCCTGGCCGCGCGTCAGCTGCCCCAGTGCGCGGGCTCGGTCGATGAGGCGTTGCATCACCGCCGGGGACGGCAGCCGTCGTAGCTTCCGCTCGGCGGGCGCCTCAATGCCCAGCGCCGGGTTGCTGTCCAGGTAGCCGCGGTTGCGCCCCCACTGCAACACAAGCCGGAGGTAGCGGAGGGCGTGAGCCGCCTTCGACGGGGTGCCCTGGTCGGCGATGCTGTCGACGATCCGTTGCACCAGAGCGGGGGAGAACTTCCGAACCGCCAGCTCGCCCAGGGGCTTCTTCAGCTTGGTGGGCATGCTGAGCAGCACGTCGCGCGAGTAGCAGTAGTCCTTCTGCGACTTGGGACTCAGCTTCTTGAACTTGATGCTGTCGTGATACTGCTGGCACAGGTAGTTGAGGCTTTCACGGTCGAAGCCTTCGCGCTCTTCCATGATACGGTGCAGTTCGGAGAGGGTGGCGGTGCTGGTGGCGATGTTCTGGCGGCGCTGCCGCCCGACCTCGTCGCGGTTCGACGTGTACCAGACACCGTTACCACGGTGATCATAGAAAACGGCCGCCGGGAGGGCGGCCTGATCGATGTGCGGGGGGATGTTCGGATTGTGCTTCCGCTTACGGGACCGCCTCATATGATCTCGCTGTCGTACTTCTCGGGGCTGGCCGGCGATACGCCGCCGGCCTGGTTGACCAGGTCGATGGTGGTCCAGGGGCCGTGCCGTCCCCAGAACCAGCGGATGCCCTGCTTGCGCAGGGCTTTCTCAACGCCGGATCGGCGCGTGTAACCGGTCAGCCGCTGCAGGTCTTCGAAGGTCAGGACGGTGCCCGGCGGCTGTTGGCTGATCATAACGTGGCCCCTCCCGTGAGGTGGACTAGAAGAACCTCGGGGTGCTTCTGGTCCTCGATGACGTCGTGACGGTCTGCCCTGGCCAGCATGGCCAGGGCGTTGCGCACGGCACGCCAGTCGCTCGGCGTGCTGCTGGTGTGGATGATGGGCCGCCCAGGCTTCGTCAGCCGCAGGTGGCCGCCGTTGGTCCGGCTGATCTTCCAGCCAAACCGGGCCGCGTATTCGAACAGGGGCAGCAGCCGCTTGCCTCCGCGGCGGGGTGAGTGGAAGACGTGGCTCATGCTGCTGGCTCCCTGAAGATGTCCAGTTGAGCCAGTCCCCGATAGGCAGGACGGTTCAGCCACAGGCACTCGACGCGATCACGTGCGCCATCGGCGTGGGCATTTCGCTCGACACAATGCCAGTCGGCGTAGAGTTCGTCGTAGAGCGGGCACGGGTATCCAGACAGCAGCACCATCCCTTCCAGTTGATGGAGGAATCCGGCCAGGTCTCGGTGCTGAGTGTCGCTCAGTTCATGCCGGTAGCTCTTCCCGGTGTCGTTGTGGCGCACCTTGGTGCTGCGCGTGGAGTGCACGTATGGCGGATCCACGTAGTGCAGAGTCGACGGCCGGTCATGGTGCGCCATGATGTCCATGGCGTCTCGATTCTCGATCACTACGCCCTGGAGCCGCTCGGTAATGGCCGGCAGGGCCTCAGAGTAGTTGCGCCAGTCGATAGCTGGCGAGGTGCCGCTGCGGCTGGAGGAAGCACGGAAGCCCGTGCGTTCGCCGCTAGCTGCCGCGCTCCCGAACCCCTGAAGTGACCGAACGACCGTGCGCCTGGCTCGCTCGAGTGGGTCCGTGGCGTTGCCATAGCTGGCCTCGAACTCCTCGCGCGCAAAAGGCGTCAGCGCCAGGACCTGGCGCAGTTCGCCACCATGATCCCGGGCCACGCGGAACAGGTTCACCATGTCGCCGTCGAGGTCGTTGTAGACCTCGGCGTAGGCGCGCTCCTTGCGGAGCAGTACCGAGCCACCACCTCCGAATGGCTCGATGTAGGTGTGATGGTCGGCCATGTGCCGGATGATCCACGGGGCAAGCATCCACTTCCCTCCGTGGTAGCGAACAATCGGGCGCTGTACGCTCAAGGCTGCACCTCCGGCTGAGCAACGCTCAGCGCCACGGCGACATTGCGCACCCAGATGGGGGTGTTGTTGAGCATGAAGGTCTCGCCCTGCTCGGCCAGCAGCAGGGTGGTTCCCATGACATCGGCAATGGCTTCCGCGGCGTGCGGCGGCACGGCGTTGCCGATGCGCTCGCTCCAGTCCTTGTCGCTTAGGCCGTCGAGCACCAGGTATTCCTCGGGCTCGACCAGGCTCTGCAGGGCGGCCTTTTCCAGCGTGGTGAAGGGGCGGTGCCAGGTGCCGTCGAGGCTGCGGATGATGCAGGTCAGGCGCTCATCTGCTGCAGGGATGCGCGGGTCAGCGACGCTGAATCGGCCGCTGTCATAGCGGGAGCTGGCCGCGATGGCGCCGGAGTGCTGGTCGAATCCGATCACCCCGTAGTGGCCGCCGGTCAAGTAGTTGTCGCCCTTGCCGCGGTGCAGGATGCGCGGGTCGGCCACTGACTGCTGGCCGCCCTGGACACCCTTGCCGCCGGCGATGATGGTTCCTGCGGTCTGGTCGTAGCGGATCACCCGATAGTTGCTGCTGTGGCGTTTCTCCCAGTTGGGGCGAGGATCAGCGACGCTGAAGGTGCCTTGGCCCGGCATGGTCTGCCCGGGGATCGTCGGCGAGGACTCGGCCCAGCGGATCACGCCGAACTGCTGGCCGTGGTTCCAGTTCGAAGCCTGGCGGTAGCGCGGATCGGCGACCGAGAACGCTCCATTGGTGGGGCCGGAGCGGCCGGCGATGGTGCCGGCGGTGTCGTCCCACCCATGCACGCCCATGTAGCCGGACCGGTACTCCGGCACGATCACCAGGTCGCGCAGGTGGCCGTCTTCAATCGCCAGTTCGTTGAGGCTGCGCCAGTCGCTGCCGGCGCGCACCAGGGCCAGGCGCACCCAGGTCCGCCACTGCAGCGACGGAACGCGGTGCATCGGGCCCGCGGCTTCGATGTCGCCGGGCAGCGGCATGCGACCGAGGATGTCGCCCACGGCGCGCAGGCTCTTCTTCTCTGGCTCGTACAGGAACGGCGGCACCTTCTCGACGTGGCGGGCGACCAGCAGGAAGCGCTTGCGCGACTGGGCCAGGCCGCCCAGCTCGCCGCAGTCGTGAGTGGTCTCGGCCACGGCGTAGCCGTAGTGGCTGAGCAGGCTGTTGATCTGGTCGAGCAGGTGGCGGCCGCGAGTTGCCAGACGCGGCACGTTCTCGAAGACGATCAGCGGCACCGGGTCATCGGCCCAGGCCTCGCCCATCAGCCAGATGCAGCGCAGAGTCAATTCGTTGAGTGCCTGGTATTTCGGGGTGAGGCTCAACTTCTCGGACAGCAGGCCGGAGGCCCCCTTGCAGGGGCTGGAGATGAACACCGCGTCCGGGCGCTTGCCCTGGGCGGCGCGGCGCACATCCTCGGGGGTGGCCTCACGCCAGCCAGGCGGCGGTTCCTTTCCGTGAAAGTCGATGTACTGGTCGCGGGTGAACAGATCGAGCAGGGTGCCAGGCACGCCGGCCAGGCGTGAGAAGTCAGCCAGGCCGGAAGGGTCGACGTCGATGCCGCCCAGGCATTCCCACTGAGCTTCGACGTTGCCCACGCGCGGGCGTGCCCTATTGAAGCCCTTGGCGCCGCCGCCCAGGCCGCAGCAGAAGTGGAAATGGTAGAGGGTGCGCTTGAGCATCATGCCGACACCTCCGAGCCATCGCTGAGTGCCGGGATTGTGTAGACGGTGAGGTACTCCAGCGCCTTGCCCTGGTTGCGGCGGATGCGGCGTAGCTGCTTGAGGGTGATATCCGTGCAATTCACGAGCAGTACAGTGGGGGCGTTGGCTTCACTGCCGGCGAAGTTCACCAGCCGGTGGAGCAAGCCCATGTACGTGAGGCGTCGAGCATCCAGTTCAAGTCGGTCGCGGAGGTTTCCATCCAGGCTGGTCTTAAGCTCCGCCAGCACTTCGTCGAGCGGACGGCTGACGTCGATCTGCTTAACGTGCATGGCGGCATCCTCCCTGGGCTTTCTTGGCGGCGAGGTTCTCCATGTAGGTGGCCCATTCGGTAGCCTTCTGCTGCTGGCGAATGCGGCTGCAGCGCTGGTGCTTGCGGGTCGAGCGGGCCTTGCCGCAGATGTCGCAGATGCTGGGTACGTCCAGGCGTTTGCTGGCCATCGGGGGGCGGATGCGGTCAGTCATTGGCCTTGCCCTCCACCTGGTCGCCGAGCAGCGCGCGAGTCAGGGCGTTGGGTTGGCCCGCGGGGGTGAGGTCATCCAAGCGGATGATGTCGGTGCGGCCATTGCCGTACCTGACGGTGGCGGTGAGCCCGCCCAGCTCGGCGATGCAGGCCTCGCGGATGCTGATGCGGAAGCCGCTACCTGCTCTGCGAATGACCGGGAAGCTGACGCGATCGCCGACCTTATAGTCAGGTGTGCTAGCCTTGGCGCCGCCGCCTTGGGGTTGATGTGCTTGCATGGTGTGTCTCCTTTCGGGGTGGTATGGCCCTGGTGAGTTGCCGCTCACCGGGGCCTTCTCTTTTATGCCGCGACGTATCCGCTGGCAGTCTTGTGCAGGGCGCCTATCTCGGCGGCCTGCTGCATCAGCTTGGTGGCCTTGTTGCTGCCGATCCGCAGTTCCTTCGCCACCTGCCGCACAGCTACCTTGGCGCCGCTCTCCGTTCCGGCGATGAGTTGCTGGAGCAGTTGCGGCAAGTCCTGATCTGTTGCCGTTTCCGGCTGTTCCTGGTGGCGTTCCTCGGGCTGTTTCTGGTGCTCGGTTACCGTTATCGGGCCGCGTTCCTCGACGGGCGCAGGGCGTAGGGCGGAGAGGATCAGGGCGGGCACCACTTCCAGCGCAGCGGCGAAGCCGACGCACAGCAGGGTGGCCAACTGCAGGGGAAGGCCTGCGGCCTTGGCCGGCTGGGCGATCAGGGCGGTGAGTTCCTGCGAGGCGAGGTCTCGGCGTACCTGGGCGCGGTCACGTTCAGCGTCGATGCGAGCGATGCCGGCGGTTTCCAGCTCCAGGGCGCGGCTGACCATTCCCCGTTCGCGCAGGGCGTTGGCTTCCTGGTGAATGGCGACAGCGTCGGCGTCGAGCTGCTGGATGCGGGCGGCGTCGGCGTTGCGTTGCTCCACTAGGTCGCCCCGGCGTTGTTCTTCGCGTGCCTGGTGCTCGGCGCGGCTGGTGACGATCGAGGTCATCAGGCGGTCGTAGCTGGCCCAGCCGGACACGCCGCCCAGCGCCATGGCGCACGCCATCATCAGCAGCGCGCACAGGGTTCGGTGCGCTGCCAGCAGGCCGAGGGCCAGCGGCCAGGCGATGTACTTGAACAGGTCCAGCACTACCGCCGCCGAGGCGAACAGGACGGCCAGCAGCGGGGTCTCGATCAGCGCGGCGATGGCCAGGGCCACCGAGGTGGCCGTCACGCCTGCCAGCGCGGCGACCATTGCCAGCAACGCCCAGCGATGGTGTGGTTGCACGTGGTGCATGGTGCGTCTCCTTTCGGGGTGGTATGGGCCGGGCGAGTTGCCGCTCGCCCGGGCCTTCTTACCTATGGGGTGAGGTCAGTTGGGCTCTTGTGCCCAAGCCCTTTTCAGGTCCGACCAGATGGCCTCGCCGTTCTCGACGTACTGATGCACCTCGATTTCGGGCCGTCGATCCAACCGCAGCAGTGCGAGGCAGTCCTCCCACAGCTGGGTGTCCAGGCCGCGCAGATCGGTGAGGGAGAAGGGGAACGCCTGGCCGTTGTAGAGGCTCAGCAGAAAACGGCCGACGATTCGGCTCTGCCCAGTACCCCGTTGAGCTACAGGCAGCAGGCGCTGCAGCGCTTCAATTCCAGCGGCGCGAATCGCTGGGCGCTCGGCTTCTTCTGCGGCCATACGGGCGAGGGCTTCCTGCCAAAGTTGCATTGCGTTCATCTGCGCCACCTCACACCGCCACGACCGGCGGCACGCCGGCGTTGAGCATCCCGCGGACGTTCGCCGCTAGCTCGGTGGGAGCCAGCGCGCGTTCCTGTTTCACCGGTTGCGGGAGCAGCTTGGCCGCTTCGGGGAACAGGTCTTCCACCTGGCGGGAGGTGCGACAGGCGAGCAGCACGCCCATGGCCGCACTGCGGAAGGTCTCAGCCCCTGCCATCACCTGCTGCAGCTCTTGGGCGCACAGCAGCGCCAGGGTCTCCTGTGCCGGGTCGGTGATGGTGTCCATGCCGTTCAGGCGAGGCAGGGAACCATTGGGGCTGGATAGCCTGATCGTCCAGTGCCGATCATGGTTGGCTCCCTTGTAGGAGAAGCGCGCCACCCCTTCGTAGGCTGGCGAGTTGATGATCTTCAGCACCAGAGCGTTGCGCTTGTCGTCCTTGAAGTCGTGATAGACCAAGTAGATCGGGCTACTGGTCGGCTCCCGATTCTCGCGCGGCTTCATGTAGTGAACGTCGGATTTGATGACAGCGGCCAGGGCGCCGGCGGCGATCAGTTCGCCCCAGTGTTTCTTATCCAGGCCGGGCAGCGCCTCGACCTTGGCCTGGTGCTTGGCCCAGAACTGTTCATTCAGCGCTGCCAGGTCGGCGGCGATGCGCGGGCCGTGCTTGGCTACCGCCTGGATGGTGAGCTGATCGGCGACCTGCTCGCGCATGGCCTGGGTGATGGAAAAGTGCTTCTGCATGGTGTGTCTCCTTTCAGGGTTTCCCCGGCGTTGCCGCGCCGGGGCGTGGGGGTTAGTAGTGGGTGGGGGCCGCCGTGGCCATGGGGACGTGGCTCCAGGCCATATCGATGATCAGGCAGTGAGCGTCGTGCTGGGCGTTGCGGTCATCGGCCATGGGGAAGAGGTCGGCCAGCAGATCGACCAGGACGCGGAGCTGGGCGTGGTTGCGGGCGGCGTTGGGAGAGAGGCGGTCATCGGTTTCGACCTGCAGGCTTTCGACGTAGGCACCAACGTGGCCGAGGCGGTACATCAACTGCTCGCGGTTCTTCTGCACCTTGGCCAGGAACTCGCTGAAGTCGCTGATATGCAGGTCGTACAGGGCCTGGATGGCCTGGTTTTTGTCTGCGGTGCGCGGCGTCCGCTGGAGGTGGATGTTGACGATGCGGCTGTTGATGGTTTCGAGCTCGCTCCCGACGAAGGCAAGGGCACCCTGGAACCGAACCCCTGCGGCGGCAGGGTTACTGCCTCGCTGCGCGATGGTGCCGCCGAAGTAGCAATCGCTCAGGGCTTTCCAGTCGTAGCCGTCATGGCCGAAGCCATCTTCCTCCAGCACGACAGGGCGGTTGATTGCGCGGGCCAGGATGGCCAGCAGCGCACCCATGCTGCAGGTGCTCAGGTTGCGATTCTCCGCATCGCTGGAGCCGACGAGCTTCCACAGGTTGGCCACCAGGGTGGACTTCCCGACGCCGGCGTTGCCGGTGATGTTCAGGATGGGATAGGTGAACTGCAGCTCGCGGATGCGTTGCGCGTGGAATGCACCGGCCCACCAGGCCAGCGCTACCAGACCAGGGGCGCCAAAGGCGGTGAGGAACAGGTCAAGCCATTTCGGGGTTTGCTTCTGCATGGTGTGTCTCCTTTCGGGGTGGTGGTTGCCGGCGTTGCCGCGCCGGTCAGGCTTCGAAAATCCAGCACTTCACCGTGCTGGGCTTGGAAAACATGCTGTTGTTGTGGGCCTGGGCGGCGCGCACGGCGCTGTCGACGGCCTTGTAGCTGAGGAACTTGTGCCGGCGGGACTCCTTCAGCAGGTCGCGCAGAATCGAGGCGTCGGCCACCTTCTGGCGGTGCTCGGCGGCCAGCTTCACGAACTCGTTGAGGTTGATGGCGATGGTTTCCGGGTTCTTGCTGTGGTTCAGCACCGGGCCGTCCTGGGTGTTCTCGAGGTACTCGTAGACCTCCCAGAATTCCGCCACCTCCGGCGCGTCGGCGTTCACCGCGGCCTGGCGCTCCAGGGCCATGGTCATCAGCTGCTGCTGGGCGGCGCCGTGCTGCTCGTCGGTGAGCGGCACCACCAGGCGCAGGGCATCCACCAGGGCCATCAACATGGCGTGGTTCAGGATCAGGCGCTCGATGCGAATCTGCTTCAGCTTGCGCAGGCTGGCGGTGTGGACCTTCAGCCGCGCGCGGAAACACTCCAGCACCTGGTCTTCGGCGCGGACGGCCATCAGCAGGAAATGGCTGACCTCGAGCACGCCCAGGTGGTTGAGGTTGTCGGCCGCGGCCTGGCTCTCGCGGGTGATCTCCGGGCGCACGAAGTGCAGCTTCACGATACGGGTCATGATCGCTTCGGAGGCCTGCACCGTGGCGTTCTGGCTCATCACCAGGACGCCGCGGAAGGGCGGCTCGTAGGTCTCGTTGCCGGCGGTCTTCTGGCCGGTCACGCCCAGGGCGCGGCCGTTGAACAGCGGCTTGAACTCGTCCCAGTCGAAGGACTTGGCGGCGCCGCCGGCGCGGCTGTTGTCGCTGCGGTCGGCCTCGAGCATGACCATGGGCATGTTCGACAGCTGGGTCAGCCAGCGGCGCAGGCCCGCCTTGGTCATCTTCGACGGGTCCTGGCCCTCTTCATCCGGCCGGCCGAGCAACTTCCAGAGGAAGGTGATCAGCGTGGACTTGCCGGCGCCGGCCTCGCCGGTGGCCTCGAGGAACGGGAAGCTCTGGAACTCGGCGCGAATCTGCTCGGCGAACAGCGAGCCGAACCAGAAGGCCAGCGCGACCAGGCCCTTGGCGCCGAAGCATATCCACAGCCAGTCGAGCCACTGCGGGCGGTAGCCCTTGTCGTCCATGGCGATCTGCAGCTTGATGGAGCGCTGCAGGGTCTTCAGGCGCAGCTTCTGGAACTCGAAAAAGTCCTCGGCGTTGGCCTTCTCCAGCATGCCGCCACGCACCGCGACGTCGCCCAGGACGTAGCACTGGTGCTCCTTGCTGTAGCCCAGGAAGTCGATGGTGGCCACCGTCTTCAGGCCGGTCAGCTGGAGCTTCATGATCTGGTCCAGCTGGGCCCCGCTGCCGGTGAAGATGGCACCGGCAGCCACGCCCAGCAGGCGCTTCTTGAACTCGCTGGCCGCCGCCACCTGAGCGCTGGTGAAGGTGTTCTTCACGCTCTCGTCGTCGGGGCGGTCGATGCGGAAGTAGTACCAGCTCTCGTCGGTCACCTCGTTGCGCTGGAAGTACAGGGCCTGGGGGAAGCAGTTGGCGATTTCCACCACGCCGCCGGACTGCTGCAGGGCCTTGTCGCGCATTTCCTTCTGGTTGAGCAGCTGCTCGTCGTGGTCCTCGCTGCTCTCGAGGTTCTGCATGGCCTTGTTGAACTTCTCGATGTCCAGCTTGAACCAGTACAGGCGGTTGCCGAAACGGAAGTGGAATTCGCCGCGCTTGTGCCAGTCGTACATCAGCAGCGCCTTCTCGGCCGCGCTCTCGGCGATCAGCAGCGCCCCCTCGTGGCGGGCCGTCTTGATGTCCTTCTCGAACTGGTCGTGACGGGCGGCCTTGTCGTCGATGAACAGCCAGCGCTGGTGCAGGTCGTTCCAGTCGGTCTTGCGGTTGCCGCGCTGGGGTATCTGCGCCGCCTCGCACACGTAGCCCAGTTCGCGGGCCTGCTTCACCCAGCGACGGGTGTAGGCGTGGGCGCCGGGTTCGTTGTCCAGGGCCCAGATGAGTTTCGGCAGCTTGTCGCCGCGCTGGGCCTTCAGCTCGCGCAGCGACTGCTCGGGAAAGGCGTTGGAGCTCATGGCCGACACGGCGGCCAGGCCATGGTGCAGCAGCGCGATGGCGTCGAAGATGCCCTCGACGATCCACAACGTATCGACCTCGAGCAGGTCGACGCACGGCGGGCACCACCAGACGCCGCGCGGGCTATCCCCGGGCTTGAAGCGGGCCTTCTTCTTGCCGAAGCGGTGTGGCTGATCGATCAACCGTTCCCAGTAGCCCCCCTTGTCCAGGGGGAAGCGCACGGTCGCGCTGCCGATCTCGAGATCACGGTCCCAGTAGTGTTCCTGGGTGTACCACCCCTCGATCATCGCCAGGTCGAAGCCGCGGGCATGGCTCAGGTAGGCCTTGGCCGAGGCCGATGGCTCCTTGTCGGTAGCCGGCGCGCGCTTGCTCCAGTCGTCGAACAGATCGGGGTAGAGTTCCTTGACGTGCCAGCTCTCGCCGCACTTGCTCTCCCGGCCGCAGCGGACGAACCAGGGGTTGTCGGCCAGGCTGAACAGTTCCTTCTTCCCGCACGATGGGCATTCGCCCTTGCGCAGGTACTTGGTGCCGCTGACCGGCTTCAGGCCGAACTGCGCCTGCAGCTTGCGCAGCACCTCGTCGCGCAGCTCTACGTCCATGTCCCTCATGCCGCGACTCCCAGCTGGGCGCGCAGCGCGCGGATGGTGCGGACCAGGCCGACCATGTGCGGGTGGTCCTCGATGATGCGCTTGGCCCGGAAGCCCTGAGGGGTGTAGCGGTAGCGGTCGTCGAACCAGAACGCCGCCATGGCGGTTTCGTACTGGCTGACCAGCCAGGCCAGGTAGCTGGAGGCCTGTGTCGTGTCGATGTCGACGTTGATGGAAATCTGACCGCTCATGGCGGATACCTCGAATTCAGGGCGTAACTCGCCCAAACCCACGCAAGGCGGGGCTGGGCTCGGGGGATCAGGGGTGTTTCGGGCGTTCGTCGATCAGGCGGTCGGCATCGCCGAGGCCCCAGTCCCAGCCGATCCAGACGACCTCGAGCTGAGGGTTGGGCTGGGGAAACAGGTCGCTCCAGGCGCGCTGTACCAGGGACTGCGACAGGAAGACCGGCACCTCGAGGGCATTGGTCAGGTGGCTGACGCAGGCGTTGAACAGGTGGTCGTCGCCGGAGAGGTACTGGTCCTTGCGGCGCTCCAGGTAGGAGCGCGCGGCGGCCTGCATGAAGTCCCGGTAGTCGTTGACGTTGATCGGTTGCGGTCTCATGCCGTGGCCTCCATGGGCAGGGTGTCGAGCAGGTCGAGCTGGTCCGTCTTGAGGCGGTTGTCGCGCATGGCGCGCATGCGCTCCACGGAAGGCGCCACCGGCAGTTGGACGCGGGGGCGGTCGATGCCCGACGGGCTGATTTCGAAGTCCCAGGACAGCGAGCCGGAGAAGGAGGCGCTGCAGGGCAGGTAGGTGCATTGCGCGTACATCGCCTTGACGCTGGGGCTTTGCACCTCGCTGCTGCGGATGCGCATCGGGTGCCCGCAGGCCGGGCACAGGCACTTGTAGCCGCCGCTGCTCATCTCAGCGCTCCTCCATGATCTCGAAGGCGATGTTCAGCGGCGTGATGGCGTCACCGATCGCCATGCGGATGTGGCTGTCTGCCAGCGCCCCCTTGGCTGTACGAACCGTTTCCCGTAGCGTGTCCAGCCGCTGCTGCGCATGGTCCAGCACGCTGAGCAGCTCTTCTCTGGTTTGGTCATTGAGGTTTGCCATGGGAACTCACTCGCAAAAGGATGTGGAAGACCTGATCGAACGCCTGCAGGTCCGGCACGAAAAACTGGTCGAGGTGATGCGTGGCCGTGAGACAGAGCGCCTAACCGGCAGCGGCATGCAAACTGGCATTGCGATCAGTGCCAGGGACATCCGCTTCGCTGTCGATGACGTGGTCACCGCGCTCAAGGAAGTTCGCGGCCGACTGGGCAAGGAATAGCCGCCGCTGCTCATGGTTGAAACCTCGGCAGAAGTCCAGGACCTTGGTCCTGGTCGAACTTGTCCACGCCGGGGGCGTTCCAGCCGCAGTCTTGGTTTGTGCACTCCGCTTTTACAGGTCTCTCGGTTTGCCAACCCAGGGTGCCCGGGGATCGTTTTTGCACCCGGATTCGGACTCTAGCGTTGCAGGCGGGGCATCTAAGAAGGAGCTTTTTCATGCATTGCCCCCTTCGCTGTGCACCGCGATGACGGCCATCACCTCGCCGTGGCGCTCGGCCATGTACTCCGCGTGGGCCTTGAGGATCAGCTTGGCCTCGTCGCTCTCGATCACACCGTCTTCGAGCGCCTTCTCGATGATCATGTCGACGGCGCCGCGCTTCACCGAGGCGCGCACGGACCGGCTGTAGAGGTCCACGTTGTCCACCGACTCGGGGTCGGGCAGCGGCACGAACATGCCGTTGTACAGCTGGGCCAAGTACTCCGGCAGGTAGGTGGTGTTGGCGTCCTGCTCGAGCACATGCAGCTGCTCGTCGGTCAGCGGCCTGCTGCCGGCGGACTCGTAGGCGTGGTTGTCGAACTTCTTCAGGTCCAGGCCCAGGCGCGTCGCCGCGCACTCCCGTCCCCCGGGGTAGGCGCCGATGATGGCCTGCACCACCTTGCGGCGGCTGTCTAGGATGTTGCGCTTCATCTTCTGGTTTTCCCCCAAACCGACTGCCACTACTGTGAAATCACGCCGTCTTTGATACCCAACAGAATGGCGACGCGGCGCGCCTTGCCGCGGAGGCACTTCTTCTGACCGTTGAGCACGGCGTAGACGGTGCTTTCACCCAGGTCGTTCTTATCGGCCCATTCCCGAACCGTAAGGCCCTGGTCGTAGATGCGCTGACGGGCAGCCTCGCAGGCTTGCTCCGTGGGGTAGGCGTTCGGCATAGTCCACATTCGTGTGATTTCGTGTGATTTGTTGGCGATGATGGTCCCAAAAATAGGGAATGTCAACGCATTGAGGTCCTATTTTCATGACCATAGGCGCACGCCTGAAGGAAGAGCGGCTGAAGATCGGCCTGAACCAGACCGATCTAGCTAAGGAATGTGGTATCTCGAAGAACACCCAACTCGCATACGAGAAGGGCGAGCGAAGCCCCGACGCTGAGTACTTCGTGAAAGCCTCGAAACTTGGACTCGACATGCTGTATGTCGTATTCGGGGTCCGTCAGCCTATTGAGGCCGTGACGACCGAGGAAGCGGACATTCTCCGTTTCTATCGGGCCCTCTCTCCGTCTGATCAAGAATCGGTTCACCGTATGGTGTTCGCGATGTACATAGCCTCCACTGCCAACAAATCGAACTAGGCCACCACGGCGCCGTTGGTCGGTGATGGCACTTTGATTCGAAATGCTCAGACCATCGGATAAGGATTTCCCCTGGTGGCACGTGCCGCCGTGCAGAGAATGGCGTACTCCCGAGGGCTGTTGGACGGTGCCAAGGTGGCATCGGGCGCCCGAGGATGTGAGGGAGTACACCCATGGAGAACAACAAACTGCCTGCACCCACTGCGACCGAGAATTGGCCGCAGCCTGAACGGCTCAGCGCGCAGGAGCACGTGTTGCTGCGACGCTTCCGGCGACTGCAGCCTCAGGACCAGGCGGCGCTATTCAGGCTCATGGATGGACTGGAGAAGCTGGCGGACCTGGAAGGCTGACGAAAAAAAGAAGCCCCGGACAATCCGGGGCTCTTTGCTATTGGGCTGCCGTCTCTGGGGCCGTGATCCGTTCGAAAACCCAGCAGTTGACGCCCTTGCCTTCGATAGCACTGGCGGTATTCCGGCGATGCACGAAGCGCGGGTTTCTGCTCTGGCGGAGTGCCTGCCGCAACTCCGCCCCCACGTCGACGGGTATCTGATGTTTCTTGAACTGGCGCCCCAGCGTGATCAAGTGCAGGGCCAGCCGGCGCGGGTTCTTGGAGTGATTGACCTTTACACCCTGTTGCTCCAGCTGTTCCAGGGCATCCCAGAAGTCGGCTAGCACGTCCGGCACTTCGGGATCGGCCCAGCCAATGCTGTTCAGCTCCGGCGTGGACAAGCCGAGCAGGCGTGAAGCGTGGTCCAGCTGCTGGTGAATCGCCTCCCGCAAGGTGCGGTCGCGGGTGCGGTGTAGCTCCTTGAGCAACGCCAGGCGGTGGCGTGAGACAGCGAGTTGCTGGGTGATGCCAGCAGCGCCTGGGCGCGTAGCAGAACCCTTGCTCCAATAGTCCCAGAGGGCGTCGTCGCATTCGTTCTGGTAGCGGATGATCTTGTCGCGCAGCTCGGGCTTCACCTTGTTGGGGCTGATGGAGTAGAGCCAGGCCGGGAGCTTGCGAAGTGGCAGGCACGTCATATTGCGCAATTTGCCATCCTCGGCAACTGTCACCATTTCGGTGATGGTTGAAGCGAAACGCTCCATCAGCTTCCGATGCTGTACCTGCCACGCCAACCCCATGTTTTCGACCACCGACTTCATCGCCACGAAAGGCTGCTCGGCCTGCCCTACCAGGACAATGGTGTCCTCATAGAAAGGCACCGGAATCAGTTGTTGCGCTGCGCTCATGAGGCCACTCCGTCCTTGAGTCAGGGGTCAGAAGAACACGTCCGCCGGCACGTTGAATCGGTCAGCCAGGGCACGGATGTGGCGCACGTTGAGCTGCCGCTTCCCCGCCAGGATCGCCGACACCACCGACTGCGGGCCTACCTCGGGCAGGTCGTCCTGATGAAGGCCATGCTCCTGCATCAGGAAGCGCAGGACCTCGTGCCCCGGCGCAGCGGGGATCTGGTAATGCTCGGCGTCGTAGGCGCTGATCATGTCGCCGATGCGTGCGGCAAGGCCGGCCAGCGGGTGCCCTTCGACGTCACCGATCTGGTCGAGCAGCTCGTCGAGCGTCTCCACCAGTTCGTCATAGTCGGCCTCGGTCTGCGGCGGGGTCAGCAGCGGGGCGACAAAGCGCCAATGCTCTGCCGCTTGCTTCAGGATTGCGCTCATTGTCCACCTCACTTCCACTGGTTGCGGTCGTACTCTTTGTGATCGAGCACGGCGCGGATGAAGACTTTCTTGAACTGGTAGTCGACCACGGCTATCAGGCGCAGTTTGTTGCCGCCGATGTCGAACACATGCTTGTTGCCGACCTTGTCGACGCTGGGGAAGGCCTGTTTCATCGCGGCGAAGTCGCCCGGCTCCAAGCGGCGCATCAGCCGATACCACGCCTCCAAGGCAGTGGCAGAGTGGGGCCACTTCTGCTGGGCTTCCCAGATGCGCTTTTGGGTGATGACGTGCATGCCTGGCCTTTCATCGCAAATTGCTATGCTCGGTATAGTATGGCAATACCGACGACATAGCAAACTGCGATATTTAGTCGGCAGTAACTCCCGCCTGTAGCCGCTTCCATTCGCGATCCGCTGCACGCTGCGCATTCTTCTTGCTGACGTACAGGTGCCGCAGGCGCCGCGGCCTGGTCTGGTCGCCCGCGGTGACCTTCTTCTCGGCGCCGGTCTTGCCCTCGCGGTAGAAGGCCACGATGCCGGTGTAGTTGCCCGGGTTGTCGGTGGCCAGGTCCTCCACCAGGTCCTGCGGCAGCTTGCTCTCCAGCTCGAGGTTGGTGACGAAGCCCTCGTCGGCGCTCAGCCGGTGCTGGACGTTGCCGCCGTACCAGACGATGGCGTCGATCTCCGGCTTCACGCCCCGCAGGGTGTAGGTGAGCTCGGGGATCAGGTCGGCGCGGCCGCGGGCCAGGTTGTAGCTGAGCGTGGCGCTGCCGCGCTGGAGGCGGCGCCACTCGGACCTGGCGGCGCGCAGCGCACTCTTGAGGTCGCTGTAGGTGTGCCGCAGGTTCTTCAGGTTGTCGCCGCCGCCGGCGATGGCCTCCTTCTTCGTGGCGCTGTTGATGTCGTAGTAGTAGGCGCGCACGCCGTCGTAGCTGTCGCGGTCGGCCAGCAGGTAGCGGTGCCCATCGCCGTCCGCCCGGGTCAGGGTGATGTGTGGCAGGGCCAGGCCGCTGACGCTCTTGCCACCGCCGGCAGGCATGCATACCAGGCACCCGGCCTTCACGCTGGCCACCGCGTCGAAGTCGTCGCCCAGGCGGGTGATCAGGTTGGCGTCGGACTCGTTCGCCTGGTCGAGCTGGGGGATCGCCTGGCCTGCGAGGCTGTCGGCGATGCGCAAGGTGAGCTGGTTGCGCTGTGCGACGTCGCCCAGCACCTGGCCGAGGGTGGTGGCGTGCCAGCTGCGCTCGCGCTTCACCTTCAGCGTCTTGCGCAGGTCCGCACTGCGAGCGCGGATGCTGAGCACGTCGGGCGCGCCGCTGTGCTCCAGCTCGTCGACGGTGTAACTGCCCTTGTCGACGAGCCCGGTGTCGCTCCAGCCGAGCCACAGGTGCAGCGAGGCGCCCTTGCGTGGGATGGCCAACAGCCCGTCGTGGTCGCTGAGGCTGATGCTGAGCTGGTCGGCCTCGATGCCGCGGTTTTCGGTGAGCTCCAGGCTGATCAGCCGGGGGCTGACCAGTCGCGCGATATCAACACCATCCACGGTGAGGCGGAAGATCGGCACCGGGTAGGTGGCGTTGCGCGCCAGCTGGTCGGCGACATCGCCGACGTAGGTGGTGGCCTGGGCAATGGCCTGGGTGAGCAGATCGGTCACAGCAGCCCCCGGATGATGTTGCCGGCCGAGCTGATGGCGCTGCCGATCATGTCGACGCGGCCGTCGTCGATGCGCTTGAGCTCAATGCTGAACTCTATGCGCCGGGCCGCGCCGTCGGGAAAGAAGAGCGTGCGCGTCTCGGTGATCGTCTCGATCACCCACAGGCCCAGCACGCGGCCGCTGCCCTCCACCAGCGACCAGGCCTTGCCGGTGTCCGCCATGGTGCGCAACGCGTCGAGGCTGAGCACGGTGCCGGCCAGCTCGGGCAGCAGTACCCCGGGCAGGGTGATGGCGTCCTCGCCGCGGCCCAGAAACTGGCGCGCCGGCTGCGCGCCGACGCGGTTGGTCGAGGGGTGGCGCCAGTCGGTCTGGCGCTGCATTTCCTGGTAGGCGGCCGTGTGCAGGCTGAACACGAACATGCCGAGGGCGAGCATCATCGCCGGTTACTCCCTGTCGCCCAGGCGCGAGCGCATCCGCGCAGCCTTGCCGCGCTCGCGTTCGTCGAGCATCTGCTCGAGCATGCGGCGCAGCGCTGCTGTATCGGCGCCCTGGCCCGCCTGGATGGTGATGTTGTAGGTGTCGCCCTGGATCACGGCGGGCGCCACGGCCGCGCTGATCGGCGGGCGGTTGTCGATGGCCACCGCCGGCGCCGCGCCGCCCAGCACCAGCGCGCCGGCGGCGGCCAGGCGCTTGCCCAGGTCGCTGATCGCGCCCAGCGGGCCGCTCTGCCCGGCCACCAGCCCCTGCTGCAGGCCGGCCATGGTGAAGCCCCCGAGCTCGGCGAAGACTCGGCTAGGCGAGTGGATGCCGAGCTTCTCCTTGAACCAGCCGATGGTGCTTTCGCCGATGGTGCTGATGGCGGACTTGATCTGGCCGAGGCCGGCCAGCAGGCCGTTGATGAGGCCGCGGACGATCATGTTGCCGAACTCGGTGAACTGCAGCGGCACGTCGAAGCCCAGGTAGCGTGCCAGCTCGGCGAAGGCGCGGTAGACCAGGCCCAGGGGGTTGAAGTTGGCCAGCACCGTGATGATGCCGCCGAAACCGGCGTCGAAGCCGGCCTTGATCTCCGCCCACATGCCCAGCAGGTAGGCCTTGACCTGGTCCCAGTTGGTGTAGATCAGGTAGGCGGCGCCGGCGAGCACCGCCACCACCGCGGCGATGGCCAGTACCAGGGGATTGGCCGCCAGCCCCCACAGGGCGATGCTGGCCATGCGGATGCCAGCGACCAGTGGGCCTAACAGCACGCTGCCCAAGCTCCGCAGCAGCGAGAGAACGACACCGCCCTTGATACCGAACAGCGTCATGCCGTAACGGATGACGGCGAACGGCCCGATCAGGCTAGCGAGGGTGAGAGCCAGCGCCCCGAAGCCCGCCGTGATGCCGCCAATCCACATGGCCATCTTGAGCAGCATGCTGGCAGCGACCGAGTTTTCACGCATCCAGGCCGTTACGTCCTTGATCGACTCGGCGAGCCACTGCAGGGCTGCAACATAGCTGGGCAGCAGCGTATCGCTCATCTGCTTATAAGCGTCGGCACGCTTCGCCAACAGCTCCAGCTCCTTACCCTGCGCAGTGTTCATCCCCTTCTCGTACAGTTCGTCGATGCCGGCGGCGCCCATGTTGAGCTTCTGGTTTTTGGCAATCTGCGCCTGTTGCAAGTACATCTGCGAGAAGAGGTTCGATGCGGTGCGATTGGAGAAGATGCTACCGATGGTATCGAGCACCTGGCCCTTCTCCGTGATGCCCTTGGCCGCGAGTTGCGGCAACAGCACTTTCTGCATCCACTCGAACTGGTTGGAGCGGAACAGGTCACTGCCCTTGATGGCGCCGACGTCAAGGAAGGCAATCTGGCCGGCCTTGTCGTACTTGAGCTTGTTCGGGTCGACCAGGCCGAGCTGCTCCAGGTTATTGGCGGCGCGCTTAGTCGTACGGCCCTGGTAGAGGTTCTGGTACGCGCTCATCAGTGCTGTACCGACGCGGTTGCCACCCATCTCCTGTACCAGCGGCTCGAGCTGGTAGTAGAACGCCTCGTCCTGCAGGCCCTTGGCAGCCAGCCCGCCGGTCTTAATGACGTTGAGCCACTCGTTTGGACCGACACGGCCCCCGGTAGCGGTCAGCACCTTCTGGACGATGTTGGCCTGCTTACGGAACTCTTCCTCGCTGGACAACCCGCCGCGCAGCTCGATGACCTTGAGCATGTCCATGAACTTGCGTTCGTTCTCGCTCCCATCCTCCTCGCCGTACATGGCCTCGTTGGCAAACTTCATCTTGGCCAACATGGGCGCGACCATCTGGGCGTGGTGTTCGTCGGCGAACACCGTCATGGCGTCGCGTACCAGGGTGAGGTTGTCGGTGGCACTGGTGCCGTAGGTCTTCATCGCCTTGGCGAACTTGATGGCGTCGGCGGTGGCGTGGTCGCCAAGGCCCAAGGCCGCTACCCTGCTTTCTTCCAGGGTGAAGTGCTTGCCCTCCTGAATCGGGGCGTACAGGCCTCGGCCAATGCCGTAGGCCGCGGCGGATGCTCCGGCGCCGGCCATAGCAGCCTTGCCGGCCACGCCGCGCGTGCGCTCCATATTGGCCCTGGCCCTCGAAATGATCCGCTCTCGCTCTGCGAGTTGGCGCAGGCGGGCCTCCCGCTGCTGGATGGCTCGGGTGGTCTCCGTGATCTGGGTTCGGAGCGCGCGCTCGCCCGCCTGGAAGTTGCGGGTGTCGATGCCGGCGGCAGCCAGCTTGGTGCGCAGCTGCTGCACGGACTGGGCTTGGCTGTCGTGCTGTAGCTTCAGCCGATGGGACTCACGGACGGCACGCTGGTAGTCGCGGGTCATGGCTCGTGTGGGTGGGCCGGCGGCGCCCATCGCCCGGGCCAGCTCGGCGATCTTCGCCTGGTTGGCCGCCATGGCTCGGCTGGTCTGCTCAAGCGCACTGCGCTGGGTGCGCCAGGCGCTGACGTCCTTCTGCTGGGAGTTCAGTCCCTTGAGTTGGTCCCGCGCGGCTTTGAGGGCTTTGGCGGTTTCCCCGCTGCCCTGGGTGATCTTCTTCAGCGGGCCCAGGGCCTTGTCGATCACGTTGAGCAGCACGCGCAGCCGCAGGTCATTCGCCATCGCTGGAGCTCCGTTGCCTGGCGCGTTCGCGCCACTCCATCAGTTCCGAGACGGGCAGCCGGTCCATGTCGGCCGGCGCCCAGTGAAAGACCACGGCCAGGTCGGCCATGGCGTCTTCTACGCGAGCAGGAAGGCCGCCTGGTCCCGCTTCTGCAGCAAAAAACCGCTGATCTTCGCCCCGCAAGCCATCAGGTCGGCCGGGTCCATGGCGGCGGCCTCGGGCTCGGTGACGCCGGGGGTGCTGATGCGCGGCAGCAGCTTCATCAGGCTGGCCACGTCCATCTGCAGCAGGTTGGCCATGTGCAGGCCGCGCAGCTCGCCGGCGGCCGGCTTGCGCAGGGTGATGCGGTCGATGGTGGTGTTGCCGCGCTTGATCGGGGTGTCGAGGACTACGACGTTGTCGGGGATGGCCTCGTCCTGCAGGTCGGCGGCTTGGTTGTCGGCTGGCTGTTCGGGGGTTTGCATGGGAGCTCCTTGGAAGAGAGCCGGCGGCGCGGGAGCGCACGCCGGCGGGGGCTGGCCGTCGCCGGCCGAGGGTTAGATGCCGAGGGCGGCGCGCTGCTCGGCGAGCATGTCGACGCCGTCGATGACCTCGATGAAGTTGAGCAGGTCGATCTCGACCAGCACCTGGCCGTCGACGGTCAGCTTGTAGTAGCTGCAGGTGGTGGTGATCTTGTGCTCGGTGTCCTCGCCGGGCTTGGACTCGCCGAAGTCGATCTCTTCGTGCCGGCCGCGGACCACCACCTCGACCGCCGAGGTGGCGGCAGAGTCGTCCTGCTGGTAAGCGCCGGCGAAACGCAGCATCACGCCGTCGGCCTTGGTGGCGCCGAACTGGCGGATGGCGATCAGGTCCAGGCCGCCAAGGGTCCACTCCAGCTGCAGGCCGTCGTCGCTCATGCCCAGGTCGGCCTTCACCGGCCCGTTCATGCCGCCGCCGCGGTGGGCCTCCATCTTGCGGGCCAGCTTGGGCAGGGTGACGCCCTTGGCGACGGCGAGGTAGCTGTTGCCGTCGTTGAACAGATTCATGTTCTTGAGTTTGCGGGGCATGGCCATGGTTGGGCGCTCCGTGATTCAGGCCGCCCCGTCAGCCGCTGACGCGGCTGGCGAAGTCGACGAGGTAGGTGTCGGTGATGCGCTGCTGGAACGTGAGGTCTTCCAGCGGCGGCACGGGGGTGTAGTCGTAGCTGATGCGCAGCTTGCCGGCCTTGAGGGTGTCCTTGTCGTTCACCGTCTCGTCGTACCAGGCCTGGCCGTCGATGATCAGGCCCAGGCCTTTCAGCTCGCGCATCTTGGCGTTCACGCCCTCGATGATGTCGCGGGCCAGGGACGGGTGCAGGGGTTTGTCCACGGCCCACAGGTGGGCCTCGGCCATGGTGTCGGCCAGCACCTGGGCGGTGCGGGTGTAGCTTTCGAACGCGAACAGCGGATCCGCCGAGCAGGTGCGCGAGCCCCAGAAGCGGAACCCGCTCTGGTTGATGAGGGTGGTGACGTTGGCCTCGTTGAGGTAGTCGGCGTCGGTGCCGGTGGACTGCAGGTCCCAGAACACGTCGGCGCTGATACCGGTCACCCCGTTGACGGCGACGTTGGACAGCGTCTTATGCCAGCCGACGTCGTTGTCGAGCTTGGCGCGCAGGCCCAGGGCCACGGCGACAGCCGGCGCGGTCTTGGTGGTCGCGCTGGCGGTGTCGAAGCGCTGGAAGTCCGGCCAGATCACCATGACCTCGCGGGCGCCGAAGTTCTCGGCGTAGGTGGTCGCCTCCTCCTTGGTCTTGGCGCCGTCCGCGGACACGTAGGCGAAGGCGCGCAGCTTCTGCGCCAGGGTCACCAGGGCGGTGGCCACCGCCTGGCTGTCGAGGCCGGGCGCCCCCAGGATGCGCGGCTTGACGTTCAGCTTGGCCTGGGCGGCCAGCAGCGCCTGCATGCCGGTGTACTTGCCGTCGGCCGTGACGGTGCCGATGACGGCCGCGCTGGTTGCGGCGGCGTCCTGGCCTTCCTTGACGCGCACGACAACGGTCATGGCGTTGGCCTGGTCTGCGATGGCCTGAAGGCTGGCGGCCAGGGTGCCGTCGACGCCGGCCTTGCCGATGGCGCTCTGCGGGTTGGTCAGGAGCACGGGGGTGTCGAGCGGGAACTGCGAGGCGTCGGCGTCCTCGGCAGTGGCCACCAGGCCGATGATGGCGGTGGCGACGGTGCGAATCGGTCGAGTGCCTTCGTTGATCTCGACGACACGGACACCGTGGTGATACTGGTCTGCTGCCATGGGAGTGCCTGCGCAGGTGGGTGGATGACACTGCACAGGCTGCCGCGCGCGCGCGTCCGCTGCGACCGCGCGGCGTTGTACCGCGGGCCGCTACAAGGCGTTGTCGGTGTTCAGCAGCGCGGCGACGTCCGGGTTCTGCGCGAGGAACTCGGTCAGCTTGGCCACGGGATCGGGCGCGGCGGCCGGTTCCGGGCGGTTCACCAGGTCCCAGTCGGCGCCGTTGAAGCGTGGCCAGCGGTCCTCGGGCACCTCGGCCGGCGGCGCCACCAGGGTGCAGCGTGCCGGCAGCAGGTAGACGCCCGGCTCGAGCGGCGACTCGTCCGCCTCGGTGGTGCCGACCAGCAGGCCGGCGGTGTCGAACTGGTACGCGAGCATTTGCCCTCCTAGTACTTGATGCAGACCAGCAGCGCGACGTTGCGCGGCCGGGTCTCCGCGCTGCCGGTGCTGCCGACGGTGATGCTGTGGCTGTGGGTGCCGCCGGAGGCGATGGACAGGTTGTGGCTGTGGGCGCCCCCGTTGCCTACGGACACGCCGTGGGTGTGATCCCCTGCAGCCGAGACGCTGACGTTGTGCGTGTGCTGACCGGCGGCCGAAGTGGTGTTCGTCGAGCCTGACTGCATGACGGAGTTGGGACCAGACGCACCTTGGCCGATACCTGGCGAACCCATCGCGGTATGGCTGTGGTTCCCCTGGGGGTCGGTCGACGCAGCATGCGAATGGTTGCCGGCGGCGGCGGTACTCGCCGCGTGGTTGTGTGCGCCATCGGTGGTAGCCGTACCCGTGTGGGTGTGGCTGCCCCCATCTGCCGCTGTCGCGGTGTGGGTGTGGCTCTGCACCGCGCCGGTCTGCGAGCTGCCCAGCGCGCGGCCGCCGTCGACGCCGCGGCCATCGTCCCAGCCGCGGATGAACTCGCCGCGCAGGTCCGGCAGGTTGAAGGTGTTGAAGCCATCGCCGGCGCCGTAGGTGGTGCCAATGGCTGCGAACAGATCGGCATAGGCGGTGCGGCTGACGGCGGCGCCGTTGGCCTTGAGCCAGCCAGTGGGCGCCGCGCTGCGCGCGAAGGATGCCACCAGGCCGGCGGGCGCCATGGTCCGCGTTTCCGACTTGCTGAAGACGTCGAGGTTGGTCCGGGCGGCGGCCTTGTCGATCACGTCCGCCAGGTTGTTCCCACGCTCCAGCGGAGCCGGCGCGCTGCCGGCCGGCTCGTTGTTCACCAGGGTGATTCGGGTGTTCGCGGCGTAGCTCTTCCCCAGCTTGAGCCGGGTGGGGATATTCGCGTCAGGCTGCCACTCGTCGGCGCCGGTCCCCTTATCCAGGCGCAGGCCGGCCACGTAGACCGCCAGGCCGTAGGTGGTGGTGACGGTGAGGTCGACGGTGGTCTGGCTCGCCGCCAGCAGCTGCTTCTCGGCCACGGTGTCGACCGTGACGTTGATGCCTGCCATGTCCTTCCATTCGTAGTCGCCGTCGGCGTTGCTCGCCTTGCCCAGGAACTGGGTAACGGTGCCGCCCGGGATGATCTGCGCGGCCTTCACATTGGTCAGCACCCACTGCTGGGAGGCCACGGCGATGGCCGGGTCGACCTGCAGGGTGATGACCTGGGCGTTGCTGACCATGAAGTCGACGCGCACCACGACGTCGGAGAAGGCGCCCTCGTCGGCGGTGGGCTTGTAGGTGTCTGGCAGGGTGCCGACCACGAACATGGCGCCGTGGCTGTCGAAGACGGCGACCTCGCGCATGGTGAAGCCGCCGACGTTCGCGGGGACCACCAGTTCGGCGGTGAAGCGCTTCGGGTCGGTGGGCGACTGGTACACGCGGTTGACCGCCGCCCGGTAGCGCTCGCGCACCAGCTGGGTGTCGGTCTCCTGCGGGTCGGTCGGGTTGCCGTTACCGTCACCCACGGCCATGGTGGGCAGGTTGATCAGCGCCCCAGCGGCTTCCGCCTGGGCCATGGACGTCAGGCCGTAGAGGGTGTGGATCGTCTTGAACAGCATGGGGAATCCCTCGTTGGTCTTCGGTCAGGCCCAGACGCGCCAGGGCGTGACGGGCTCGGCTTCGATGACGCCCTCGGGCCAGTCGATAAGAGCCTCGGATCGGACGTTGGCGTAGTAGCCGGTGCGCGGCTGTGGGGCTTCGCCTTCGGCCGCCGGTGGGTCGTACCAGGTGCCGATGATGTCGATGGCCACCCCATCCGCGGGGATCAGGTGGCCGTCCGTGTCCTGGGCGGCGCCGGAGGCGATGAGGGTGGTGCGCATGGCGGCCTCGTCGGCCACCCGGATGAAGTAGTCGATCATGCGGTCATGGCCTGTAGTTCGGCGTTGGAGAGGCGGCGGGGAACGTAGCGGATGCGACGCAAATGGCCGTTGAAATAGGCGGAAGTCACGGACGCGCGCCCCATCGCCAGTTGGCTTACCACTGGCACCTGGCTGGTCACGTCCTCCGTCCCCAGTAGGCCATCTACCGCCGCTTGTACGCTGTCCGCAGCCCATGCACCGGCCGCTTTACGCACCACTCCAGCAACAACTGGAGCGCCAACGGCGATCGACGCCTGCTGGGCGGCCGCGACGAAGATGTCGAAAAGTGGCTTGCTTGAGTCCGATCGTTGCCGGATGAGGTTGGTACCGCTGCCTTGGAGCACCCAGACTGGCGCGTTGTAGGTGGTCCCAATGACGGACCATTCGACGAACATTGTGCCCGCTGTTGCATTGAGCCATGGGCTAAGCATATTCACGCTCGCCAAGTCCGCTGCTCGGGTTACCTGCGAGCCAGTGGTGGGGATGTAGCTGGTGGGAAAACTACCAACTTCAATCTGAGGCTGCCCATAGGTCAATGTTCCAGTGGTGGCATTATTACGCGTAATGCTCCCATCAGTATTCCATGCAGGGTAACAGCGCATACCGGCATAAGTAGTATCACCGTCCATCTGGACAGCCATCCAGACACGCCAAGAAGTTCCATGATCGAATACTCCAGCAGCAATTACACCGGAAGTTGACGTAGCAGTTATTACCCCTGTATTGGGATTGAAGATAACAGAGCGGCCTATGATAGTTGGCCCGTACGCAATACCAATGGCGCCGAAGTGTGGAGCACCCACAGTCTTCTTCACTGATACCGATGCACAAAGAATGGTGTTGGGTGTGGTAGCGACGTTCTGATACCAAAAGTCATCGTTATTTGAGCTATCGATCAGATCGATGAAGTTTGCCAACCCCATATTGAACGCGGAGGCAGTACGAGTCAGCCCTCCATTGAGAGAACCATAGGTGAGCATGTTCTCGCTGTTGGTGTAGAGGTTGGTTCTTTGCTCCTCTATCAGCAAACCGCGCAATACCCGCGTGACCGGGTCGTAGTCGAAGCGGGGCTGGTTGGCAGCGACCATTTCGTACAGGCCCTGCGCGTTGAAGCGGCCTCCTGCACTGTTGCGCGTGTGCGTGATCAGGTCAGCATATGCCTTGGATACTTGAGCCATGGCGAGCCCTCAGAAGGTGGACAAGGCGACGCGGCGCCAGGTGTTGGTGGCGACAGCGACGTAGAGGTAAGTGGTGCTGAGTGCGACGTCGCCAGGGGTGCCGGCCGACGCACTGGTCGCCGGCACCGAGACGAGCCGCAGGTCCTGGCTCTTGATGAAGACCAGCGGGCTTTCCGCTACCGAGTACGCGCCGGCGATGAAGTCGAGCACCAGGGATTCGCCCGACGGGGTGAGCGTCCGATACCAGGCCGACCGACCGCCGCGGGTCTCGTCGGCCAGCACGCGCACGATGACGCCGCTGGCCAGGTTCCAGACGTCGGCCATGGCATCGGCGTAGGTGGCGTAGTTCTTCTGCAGCTTGGCCAGGTCGGCGGCGTCCTGGGCCACCTGGCTGTATGCCTGGGACACCGCGGCGGCACTCTGCGCAGCGCTGATGCTCTCGGCGACGTCGCAGCACTGGATGCGCACGGTATAGCTGCGCCCGGGCACGCTGACGGTGAGGTCGTAGGTCCCATTCGGCGCGGCGAACTGCAGCAGGCCATCGGCCGTGGCGGCGAAGGGGTTCGCCAGATCGGCGCCGGCGGCGTCCTTCAGGCCGCTGGCCAGGGTGGTGCTCCCGGGCAGGAATAGCGCAGCCGTGGCTCCAGGCAGGATGTCGCCGTTGGCGTTCTGGGCGAAGTAGTTCTTGAGCTCCATGGCTGTCCTCAGACCGTGACGGTGCCGTAGACCGGCAGGGCGAATTCGTTGATGACCAGGCGCGGCTTCTGGTAGCCGCTGACGCTGAGGTCGCTGCCGAGGGTGGTCACCGTAGCGACCGTCAGCTCGGCCTGGCTGGTGACGGTGAGCAGCACCGTCTCGAGCTGCGAGCGCAGGTTCTTGGTGTTGGCCACCACCTCGAGCACCTTGACCAGGTCGGCCTTCGTCAGGGCGCCCTGGTCAACATCCAGCAGCAGGCGGAAGGTGTAGGGCTGGCCAGCAGGCGTCTGGTTGAACCACTCCTGCACGCGCACCGGTAGGCCCAGGGCGCCCAGTGCCCTACGCACGGCGCCGATGGTGCCCTTGATGCGCTGCACGGCCAGCGCCTGCTTCACGGTGTCGCGCTTCTGACGCTCCGACCAGGCGTCGGACCAGTCGTCTACGGACCAGGCCCAGGCCAGCCAGGGCAGCAGGTTCAGCGGGCAGGTTTCCGGGTTCCACAGGCTGCGCAGGATCACCGGCAGGTCGGTGGCCTGCACGCCGACCTGCGCCGCGGCGCGCTCGAGCGCGGTGGAGTTCGACGGCAGCAGGTTAGACATCGGTGTTCCCCGCGACGGTGACGGTGATGCCGGTGCAGTAGCTGGCTTCGCCGTCACCGATCACCAGGTTGGCGGTGGGGTTGGTCAGGTTCACCCGTTGCACGCCCGGCTGGTGCAGCGCCGCGTAGATGCCCGACAGGGTCACGTCGCGGCGCATCGCGTGTTGCGCGGCGGCATAGGCCTGCGCGGCCTGCAGGGCTGCATCGCGCACGACGGCCGAGTCAGGCCCGGGCAGCATTACCAGCTCGGCGACGATGCTGTAGTTGACGATGCTGGCCGACTGCACGGTGACCTTGTCCGTCATGGGGCGCACGGTATCGACGTTGAGTGCGGCGGCGACGGCCGCGAGCAGCTGCTCGGACGCCTGGCCGTTGCCGGTGCGGGACAGCACGTAGACGGTCACCGAGCCCGGCAGCGGGCTGATGGCGTTGATGTCGGCGACGTCCGCGGCCGCGGTCAGGCCGTGGAAGATGTACGACTCCGTGCTGCCGGCAGTGGTGTAGCCCTCGGGGGAAAGCTGGATGCGCCGGCGGAAGTCCTCGTCCGACTCGTAGACCGGCGCCCGGGGCGGCACGGCCTGGCTGTCGCCGGCGTCGATGAGCAGGCGCTCGACGTTGTAGTTCGCCCCGATCTGGTCGAGATCGCCGTTGACGGCGTAGGCCAGCAGCACGGCGCGCGCCGCGTCGTTCACACGTTGCCGCAGCACCAGTTCGCGGTAGGCGCTTTCCTCGAGCAGCTTGGTCAGCGGCTCGGACTCCAGGGCCAGGCGGTTGGCCAGCTCCTGCTGCTGGTCGGTCGGCCACAGCGCCAGGAAGGCCGCCTTGCGCTCGGCGAGGATGGTCTCGTAGTCCAGGGCCTCGAGGACTTCGGGGAATGGCAGCCGGGAGAGGTCGATGGCGTTCACTGGCTGGCTCCGAGCTTGAGGGGGATGGCGAGGCTCAGCGGCTCATTGGCGTCAACGAGGGTGGCATCGAGGACCAGCTCGACCTGGCCGGCCAGGGTGACGTCGCTCAGCTGCACGCTGCTGATGCGGATACGGGGTTCCCAGCGCATCAGTGCGGTGGTGATGGCCGCGTAGGCCCGCAGGCGGGTGGTGGCGTTCACCGGCTGGTCGATCAGGTCAGGCAGTTGGCTGCCGTAATCGCGGCGCATGACGCGAGTGCCCAGGCGGGTGGTGATGATGTCGGCGATGGACTGCCGGATGTGATCGGTGAGGGCCAGGGTGCTGCCGGTTTCGCGGTTCATTGCGGCAGCCCCGTCTGGCCGCCACCCTGCTGGACGCCGCCGTGCTTGTGTTGCACCAGGCTGATGCCGGCGGCCACCACGTCCTGGGTGACCGTGACCTTGCCGGTGACGGTCTGGCTGCCGGTCTGGATCAGGTCGCCGTCGAGGGTGAGGTCGCCGGCCAGGTGGATGCCACCGGTGCTGATCAGCAGTGTGGTGCCGTCGGCAGGCAGCTGCGCGTGCAGGTGGTGTTCCTGGCTGTCGTACTCGATCACCGCGCCGTCGGCGTAGGTGCGGCGGTGCAGGCCGGCGCGGTTGCCGTTCGCGGGCAGTTGGTCGCTGAACAGGCCGACCAGGGCCACGCCGTTGGCGGTCTGGCCGGACGGGCTGAGCAGCAGCACCTGCTCGCCAACGGTCGGCGGATCCCACTCGCGGTCGGCGCCGGCGCGCGGAGCCAGCCAGGGCAGCCAGCCGGTGAGCAGGTCACCGGTCCGCACGCGTACGCGGGCATTGGCCAGGTCGATTTCGGCGATGGTGCCGATGCGGACGAGGTTCTCGATGAGGCGGGCGAGTTCGGCGTAGTCGTTCATGGCGCCGATGCTGCCGCCCGCGCGCGCGTAGCGCAGCAGGCGGGCCTTGTAGCGCGGCGAGCTACAGGGGAATGTGCTCGAGCAGGCCGTCGCGGATCAGGTCGAGGTCGGCGTCGGTGAAGCCGAACAGCGCCCGCGCGGCGTAGCGGGTGTCCGGGGCGCCCGGGGCGGCGCGGTCCTTCAGGCCGTACTGGTGAACGCGGGCGATGCGGGCGATTCGTCCGGCGAAGCTGAGGGTGATGGCCTGGGCGTCGCCCTTGGCCCGCATGTAGCGGGCGGTGCGCAGCTTACGGAACATCTCGGCGCGGCGCTTGATGCGCCCGACCTTGCCCCGCAGCTCGCGGGGTTTGCGCGGCACGTAGGCGGTGCCGTCGGGGTTCTTCTGTGCGGCGATACGCTGCTGCTGGCTGCGGCGCAGCCGACGGGCCAGGTTGGCGGCCAGCGCTTTGCGCTGGGCCGGCTCCAGGGCCCGCAGCACCGGGCCCGCCCAGTCTTCCAGCGCGTCGAGTGGATCAGCCATTGACCGGCGGCCTCGGGTGCGGCGTGTCCAGGGCCATGCCGTCCGGCGCCGGCGCCGGCTGCCACTCGGCGAGCAGTTCGCCGTTGGCGAAGTACTGCACCGGGCCACTGTCCTCGTAGGCCGCGTATTGCGGCTCGGTGGCATGGGTGACGGTGTAGCTGCCGTCGGCCTCGCGCACAACGACCACGCGCTCGGTCAGCGGCAGGGTGATCGACAGGTCGACCTTGGTCTTGTCGAGGATGTCCGCCTCGAACTTGATGCCGTCGGCAGACTTGTCGAGGTTGGCCAGCAGCTCGCTCTGGTGCTCGCGCACCCAGCCGAGCAGCGGCAGCATGACGGCGTCGGGCGAGCCCGGGAATTCGGTGAGGATGATCTGCAGGCTGTAGCCGTACTCGAACGACAGCGAGGTCGCCGCGGTGCAGCGCACGCTGCCCTCGTCGATGAAGATCAGCAGGCGCTCATGGTCGCGCCGCAGCTGCGGCACCGAGGCCAGCAGTGTGGCGCGCAGGCTATCGGGCTTGTACATGGGGGGCCTTCATCTGGGCTTGGTAGACCATGTCGACCTGGGCGGCGCAGTCGGCCCATGCGGCCTCGATGCGGTCGCTGTCGTCCAGCAGCGCGCCGTTACTGGCCGGCGCCGTCGCCGGCAGCTGGCACGGCACCACGGCCGGACAGCCAGTCACGATAAGCGGCTGCTCCGACGAGTGCGGGGCGCTGCCGCAGGCGCTGAGCAGCACCAGGCAGCTGCTGAGCAGCCCAGTCACGTAGTTCCTGATTCTCACGCTTGAGGTCCTCGATCTGGCGTTGACGGGCAGCCAGCCCCTGGCGGAGCTGGTCCTGTGTCGTGCGCAGCCCTGCCTGGGCATTGCGCTCGTCCTGCAGAGAGGCCTGCAGGGTGCTGATGGTGGTGGACTGGCGGGTGCTGCGGTCCTCGGCGTCCTGCCGGCGCTGGTCCATCAGTGCCAGGGCGGCGCCGGCGGCCGCGTCGCGCTGGTGGTAACCCCAGACCAGCAGGGCCAGGGCGCCCAGCAGGGCAACGCCGTACAGCGCCTGGCGCAGCATGGTCATGCGCGATACCAGCCCAAGGCGTTCATTTCGCTGACGTTCAGTCGGCGCACGTCGCCCACGACCAGCAGGCACTTCAGGCCCGGCCTGGCCACCTGCAGCGCCTCGGCGAGGGCCCGGGCGGTGTCGAGGGTGAAATCGGCCGGCAGCACCAGGATGTCGCCGTCCTGTGGATCGATCTTGCTGACCTGCTCGAGATCGATGCGTTGCTCAACCACCGTGGTCTTGCGGGCATGCTTCGGAGGCGGCGGCGGGGCCTGCGGCGGGGTCTTTGGCCTGCTGGTCATGCGGCCTCCTTCTGGCTGTCGGCATAGCGCTCGTAGGCGCGCTGCAGCTTCACGTCGTACAGGTTCCGGGCGTAGTCCGGGCCGTTGTAGAGCTTGGCGAACTGGTCCCACTTGCGGGCCTTCAGGGCCTTCATCAGGGCCGCGTCGGCGTCGATGAAGCGCACGAACGCATCGAACTGCGCGGCTTCGCTGGTGGCCATGGCTGCGGCGAAGGCCTGCACGCTCTCGTAGCCCAGGCGGGTGGCGTGGTAGCCCATGATCTGGAAGGCGCCCCAGCTTGCCGACTCCAGGGCCGCGGTGTCGTCGATCAGGCGGGCCTGGGCCAGGCGCTGGTGCTCCGCGGTGCCGCCGGCATAGCCGCCCGGCGTCCGGTTGACCAGGCTCGGGTACTGTGCGGCGAGCTCGTCGGCGTGGCGCTTCAGCGCGGCCACGTCGTCGTCAGGGTGGCGCGGCGTGCAGAGCTGGCGGTACATCTGGTGCCGCTCGAAGAGAATCTTCGGTCTGCCGTTGCCCAGGAAGCCGGCGCCGGCCGACTCCACCTCGTTGACCGCGTAGACGGTGGCCAGCGGCAGGCCCAGGCGCTGGGCGGCGGCGGCCAGGCTGCCGGCACCCAGCAGCAGCGCGGTGCTCTGCCCGGTCAGAGCGGCCTGGGTTTTAGGTCCGACGACGCCGTCGTCGACCAGGCCGGCGATGAGCTGGAAGGCGCGCACGGCCGCCTCAGTGGCGTCGTCGAACAGGCCGGTGGTGTCGAGGCCAGCCTTGATGCGGTCGTTGAGCCGGTTCTGCAGGGTGCGGACGTCCTGCCCGCGGTCGCCGTGGCGAAGGGTAGTCATGTCGAAGGCCTCAGCAGCGCGGCGACGTTGCCGCGGGAACGGTAGATCAGCAGGCAGAGCAGGCAGGCCGTGATGGCGTGCCAGATGCTGACCGGTGGGCGGTAGAACAGGATTTCCAGGCCGCTGATCGCCATCGAGGCGCCGAGCAGGCTGGCCAGCAGAGACATTCCCCGGCGGTAGCGGGCGCCGGCCCGCTCGAAGCAGACCAGGCGCAAGGCCCCCGCCAGGTAGGCGATGGCGGCGATCAGCGGGACGATGAGCTCGAGCATGTCAGCTGCCTCCACGGATACGGCGGACGAGTTCGCCGAAGTCGATGGTGTCTACCCAGGCCAGGGCCTTCAGGCAGAGCGGGATGACCACCAGGGCGCAGACCAGAGCGCTGACCGGGCGGGTGGTCAGCCACGGCACCAGGGCCAGGGCGGCATCGGAGGCGACGTAGCCAACGCACGTCGGCAGGATCAGGGCCACCAGGCGCTGCCAGGCCTTGAAGTCATGCCGGGTGCTGGTGGCGATCCAGGCGCCCAGCAGAGCGCCGAACAGCGCCAGGCCGTCGATAGGGAGCGCGGATGCCACGCCGAGGCCCATCAGGAGCCCCCCGGCCACGCTGGTGGATGTTGGTTCAGCCATGGTTACTGCTTCCTGTGCTGTGAGTGTTCAGTCCCATAGGTTCACCACCTGGCGTTCCGGGGTGACGTCGGGCGCGTCGGGCAGGGTGACGGTGAGTCCCTGCGGCAGGACCGAGCCGTATTCGGCCAGGCCAGGGTTGGCGTCGAGCACCAGCTCGGCGACGCCGGCCGTGCGGCCGTAGTGCCGCCAGCACAGGGCGTCGACGGTGTCGTTCTGCAGGGTGCGCAGCTGGGCGGCGGCCATCAGATCAGCTCCACCGTGGTGCGCGGCCGCGCCAACAGATCGCTGAGCGCCCAGGCCATATCGCGGCGGTACTCGTCGATGGAGGGCGTGAGTTCCTCGGCGTTCTGGTTGCCGCTGTTGGTGGTGTCGTACCAGCGGTAGCGCTCGGCCAGCTCGGCGGCGACGGCGCAGCGGACGGCGCGCAGGTAGTGCTGCACCAGGGCGGACTGGCCGTTGACCTGCTTCGCCGGCACGGCGCTCAGCGCGGTGTAGCCCTTGTCCTGCTGCTCGCCCTGCCACTCGACCAGTTGGCGGTTGACGTTGAGCAGCGCGGCGACCACCGCGGCCTCGAGCCGGGGGGCAGTGACGTCGGCGCCGATGCGCATGGCGTCGCGCAGCTCGTCGAGGTCGATGCCTGGCCAGAATTCGTCGCTGTTGATCATGCCGCCCGGCTCGGTGCCGCCGGCTACGAATGCGCTCATGGTGCCGCCTTGAAGAGGTCGCCGGTGGTCGGGGCGTCACTGCGCTGGAAGGAGACACCAGACAGATCGGCCCCGAGCCGGCGGGGTTGCGGGGGACCGCTCGGTTCAGCCGTTGCCGGCCGGATTCTTGGATGCTTTGCGGACAGGCCTTTTCGGCTTGGTTGGCTTCTCGCTGGGAGGTATGGCTGCGGGTGCCTCCTGAAGCGATTGCACGGGGTCAGGTGTTTTCGGTGCAGTACTGTCGATCAGCTTCTTCTGCAGCCGTCCAGCCGCTTCCAGATCCTTCTTGCCACCGCATTTGTCATGCAGCTCGATGGCGCGCTTCAGCAGCTCGATGCCGGCGTCGACCTGACCGGGCTGGCCCGGGGCGTCGAGTGTCAGCCCGAACAGCGTGGCGCGGCCCAAGGCCAGGTTGAGCTTTGCGCGAACCTCGTCGGGCATGTCTTGCTCGGCGGTGAGTTCCGCGGTGCGATGCAGCACGGCAATGTCGAAGGGCTGCCCGGCCGTCATGGCCTTGATCGCTCCCTCAGCCACTTCCTCGGCCACCAGACACCCGACGGTGCGGTTGAAGCGGTCGGGCATCAGCAGGCCGTGCTGGAACACGTAGGCTGCAATGTCCAGGCCGCCGCTGTAGTCGCTGGCGTCGATGCGCCAGAGCATCACGGTGACCAGCACCTCGTCTTGGGCGCCCTGGCCGGCCGAGAGCACGCCTTCGACATAGGGGACGTAGGCCGGCAGCAACTGGCGCTTCAGCTCGATCTTGCCCTCGGTGGACTGGATGCCCTTCAGGCGGGCCCGGTCCTGGATAAGTTGGGCGAGCTGCAGCTCGTAGGCATTCAGGCCTTCCATGGTCTGGGTCGGGCCGGCGGCCGCCGCAGCCGCCTGGGCTGCGGTGACGCGCTGGTAGTGGCGTTTGGCGGGGCTGTTGGCCATGGCTTAGCCCTCGGTGATCTCGATGTTTTCCACCAGGCAACCGAAGCCGTAGTCCTCGACCACGTAGGCGTCGTTGGACGACTCGTAGTTCTCGATGCGGTTCTTCTCCGGTGCCTCCTTGATGAAGCGGCGGCGCCCACCTTCCTGCCAGTAGATCGACAGGTTCTGCAGCGAGGTGATCATCAGCGAGCCGTCCGGGATGTACGGAACCTCGACCGGCTGCAGGCCGCCCATGCGCTTCTGCGCCAGGATCAGGTCGGTGGCCAGCTTCTCGGTTGCCGGCTGGTCCTTGTTCACCAGCGGGAAGTACTTGTCATGCACCAGGCCGCGGCCGAGGATCACGACCAGGCCCGGGTCCTTGCGGAACCAAGGGTCGATCAGGTTGCTGACGGCATCGAAGATCAGGGCGTCGAGGTTCTGGTAGTCGCCGCCGGTGCCGATGCTGATCTTGCCGGCCGTGGCACCGTCCTTGAGCACGCGCGCCGGGGCGACGGTACGGTACTGCTGCATCCAGCCGATGTTCACATCCTGCAGCAGCGGATTCGCTACGCGGTCGGTAGTCGCGGCGGCACTGGTGCCGTGGAAACCGATCATCAGGCGGTCGAGTGCCTGACGCTTGAGGATGGCGTCGCGCAGGCGAGCCTGGAAGTCCGGGAACTTCGCCCAGGCGTCGAGCATCGCGTAGGTGATCGCGGTGTCGAAGTCGGTGTGCTTGCACTCGTAGTCCTGCTTGTCCAGCGAGGACACGTCCCGCGGCTGGCGGACACCGATTCCGCTGGTGTCGGTACGCCCGGCGATGGTGCCAGACACGCCAAGGCCAACTTTCTGCCCCTTGAGCTCGTCCACCGGCAGGACGTTGATGCGGGTGAGGAATTCGCTGGATTCCTGAATGCGGCTCTCCAGCTTCTGCTGCACGGTCGGATCGACCGAGAACTTGGTGGCGGCCGAGGCTACCCCGTTCAGCTTGGCCAGCTGCTCGAGGTAGGCGGTGAATTTCTGGCGAGTATCGTTGCGCATGGGCTACTCCGTAGCGGTATGTCTGGCGGGGTGGTCAGCAGTCGGTCACTTCGACCTGGTCGCCGCCGGTTGCCTTGGGGCGTTGGCGCTGCTGCGGATCGGGGGTGCGGCTGAGCTGCTGCTTCAGCTCGTCCAGGTCCTTGCTGAACTGGGTCAGCTGGGTGTCCTGCTCGCCCTGCTTGCTTTCCAGGCTGGCGAACTTCTCCGGCAAGTCCTTGACGTGCTCGGCCACGGCCTCGACGGCTTCCGCCACCTGGGCGAACTGCTCGTCGTCCTTGGCCTTCTGGCCGCTGAGCAGCGCCTTTACGCTGCTGAGCAGCTTGGCGCCGACGCCGGGCTTGGCATCCTCGACTTCCTCGAAGGTCAGGCCCTCGATTTCGATGGACTCGGTGAACATCGAGGTTTCCGAGTAGTGCCGGTCCTTGAACGGGCTGGCTTCCGGCTTCTGCATGGAGAAAGCCAGCACGTCGGTGCCGAGGCTCGCGGGCGAGTCGGTGACGGCGAGGCCGACCATGTAGGCCTCATTGGTGTCCGCAAAGGACTCGTCGATCTCGATGGAGGTGTAGATCTTCTGCTTCGCCTTGTTCATGGCGATCAGGTCAGGTGTGGGTTCTACCTGAACGAAGAGGGCCAGTTTCTTCTGGCCGTTGACCTCTACTTCCTCTGCCTTCACGGCAGTGACATCGCCGTAGGCGCGGAAGGGGCTGTCCGGCAGCAGGCTGCGGAAATGCTCCAGCCAGATGCGGGCACCGTAGGTCTTGGGGTCGAAGTTCTTCGCGGCCTGCTCCAGCCAGCTGCGCTTGATGGTGCGCTTGTCCGAGGTTGCACCCTCGACGGCGACGCAGAACCAGTTGGAGCGGAATTTCTTGGCGGGGGTAGACATGGGCTGTCCTCAATGCATTTCGGCGGGTGCCGTGGCGTTGAGGGCATGGTCGATAGGTGGGGCGAGCCGGGCAACGACTCGGCCTTGTAGCTGCGGGCGCTACAAGGTGCGGCGCTAGGGAGGCTCGCGCGCGGGCGGCAGCATCGGCGCCATGAATGCAGTCGTCGAAATTCCCGTCCGAGACAACCGCCGCCAGGCCAAATTCCTATACTGGATGGGCTGGCGTGTCTGCGATATCGCCGACTTCCTGGGCGAGAAGGAGAAAACGCTCCACAGCTGGAAGGACCGCGACAGCTGGGACCGGGCCGACAGCGTAGAACGGATTGGCGGCGCACTGGAAGCCCGTCTCGTCCAGTTGATCCTGAAGGACGGCAAGACCAGCGGAGACTTCAAGGAAATCGACCTGCTGCACCGCCAACTGGAGCGGCAGGCGCGCATCCAGCGCTACCAGGGCGGCGGGACCGAGACAGAGCTCAACCCGGAACTGGCCAAGCGCAACGCCGCGCCGAAGCGCAAACCCAAGCGCAACGACATCGACGAGGAACTGGTCGAGAAGTTGCTCGAGGCGTTCCTCGAGGACTGCTTCGACTACCAGAAGGACTGGTATCGCGCGGGGGAAATGCGCACCCGCGTCATCCTGAAGAGCCGCCAGATCGGCGCCACCTTCTACTTCGCCCGCGAGGCGCTGATCGACGCCCTGGTTACTGGGCGCAACCAGATTTTCCTGTCGGCCAGCAAGAACCAGGCGCACATCTTCAAGGCTTACATCCAGGCCTTCGCCCGCGACGTCGTGGGCGTTGAGCTGACCGGCGATCCGATCATTCTGCCCAACGGCGCCGAGATGCATTTCCTGGGCACCAACGCCCGCACCGCCCAGGGCTACCACGGCAACTTCTACTTCGACGAGTTCTTCTGGACCTACAAGTTCCGCGAGTTGAACAAGGTGGCGTCGGGCATGGCGATGCAGAAGCGCTACCGGCGGACCTACTTCTCGACGCCCAGCTCGATGGCGCACGAGGCCTACACGTTCTGGACCGGCGAGCGTTTCAACCGGGGCAAACCGGCCGCGCAGCACATCAAGATCGACGTCAGCCACGACGCCCTGGCCGAGGGCCGGCTGTGCGAGGACAAGCTGTGGCGGCAGATCGTCACCATCCTCGACGCCGAGGCCCGCGGCTGCGATCTGTTCGACCTCGACGAACTGCGCCACGAATACGACGCCGAGGCGTTCCAGAACCTGCTGATGTGCGAGTTCGTCGACGACGGCGCGAGCATCTTCCCCCTCGCGATGCTGCAGCCGTGCATGGTCGACAGCTGGGTGGAATGGGCCGAGGACTACAAGCCCTTCGCGTTACGCCCCTTCGGCGACCGCCAGGTCTGGGTTGGCTACGATCCGGCCGAGGACGGCGACAGCGCCGGCTTGGTGGTGGTAGCCCCGCCAATGGTGCCGGGCGGCAAGTTCCGCGTGCTCGAGCGCCACCAGTTCCGCGGGATGGACTTCACCGCCCAGGCCGAGTTCATCCGCAAGGTCACCGAACGCTACTGGGTGACCTACATCGGCATCGACACCACCGGCATGGGCACCGGCGTGGCCCAGCTGGTGCGCAACTTCTTCCCCGGCCTGACCACCTTCAGCTACTCGCCCGAGGTGAAAGTCAGGCTGGTCATGAAGGCCTGGGACGTGATCAAGAACGGCCGCCTGGAATTCGACGCCGGCTGGACCGACTTCGCCGCCTCGCTGATGGCGATCCGCAAGACGATGACCGCTGGCGGGCGGCAGTTCACCTACACCGCCGGCCGCAACGACAACACCGGCCACGCCGACCTGGCGTGGGCACTGTTCCATGCCCTGCACAACGAGCCGCTGGAAGGCCAGACCAAGGCCAACACCGGATTCATGGAGACCTATTGATGAGCACCGACACCCGCCAGGACCTGGCTACGACTCCGAATGCCGCCCAGGGCGAACTGCTGCCGCGGGAGACCGCCATGGAGGCTTTCACCTTCGGCGAACCGGTTCCGGTGCTGGATAGCCGGGGCATCCTCGACTACGTCGAATGCTGGTCGAACGGGCGCTGGTACGAGCCACCGCTGTCCATGGCCGGCCTGGCCAAGGGGATGCGCTCGAGCCCCTACGTGCAGAGCGCGCTGATGTTCAAGCGCAACATGCTGGCCAAGACATTCGTCCCGCATCGGTTGCTGAGCCTGGCGGCCTTCGAGCAGTTCGCCCTGGACTGGCTGACGTTCGGCAACGCCTACCTCGAGAAGCGGCGCGCCCGGTTGATGAATACCCTGACTCTGCAGCCGCCGCTGGCCAAGTACGTGCGCCGCGGCGTCGAAGACGGGGTTTTCTTCCAGGTGCTGGGCTGGAAGGACGAGCACGAATTCGAAGCCGGCAGCGTCTTCCAGCTCCGAGAGGCAGACGTCAATCAGGAGCTGTACGGCATCCCCGAGTGGTTCTGCGCCCTGCAGAGCGCGCTGTTGAACGAGTCGGCCACGCTGTTCCGCCGGAAGTACTACAACAACGGCAGCCACGCCGGGTTCATCCTCTACATGACCGACGCCGCCCAGGACCAGGCCGACATCGACAACCTGCGCACAGCCCTGAAGAACGCCAAGGGCCCGGGCAACTTCCGCAACCTGTTCATCTACGCGCCCAACGGGAAGAAGGAGGGGATCCAACTGATCCCGGTCAGCGAGGTGGCGGCGAAGGACGACTTCGGGGCGATCAAGAACATCAGTCGCGACGACCAGCTCGCCGCGCTGCGCGTCTACCCGCAGCTGCTGGGTGTGGTGCCGCAGAATGCCGGCGGCTTCGGCTCGATCACGGACGCGACGGCGGTGTGGGAGGCGAACGAACTGGCGCCGCTGCAGGCCCGGCTGCGCCAGGTGAATGACTGGGTGGGGGAAGAGGTGATGCGGTTCCGCGAGTCCGCCTTGCCAGCGTAG